TAGTAGGATAAACAGATGCAAAGAAGGCATCAGCGATGTGATTTGGAACGAACGCGAATTCGTCCAAGAAGAGGATATTGAACGACATGCCTCTGACAGCACTTGCAGATGTAGAAGCTGCCAATATCTTTGATCCATTTTCTAACTCAATGTTTCCTTTGTTCCATACTAGCACACCCTGCTGCATCCATTTGGGCAGGTTTTCATATGCTGTAGCCAGTCGTGCTAAAAGTTCTCTAGCAGTGGATGCTTTGTTTGCCAGGATGCCAATGTTTACACTGTCATTGAAAACAGCATAGTGTAGAAGGTATGATACACAGGTAGTTGATTTACCTGTCTGTCTTGGCATCTTACAGATGTTGAATCTGCTGTTGTGAAAGTTGTTGATTAATTTTTCTTGGAAGTCATATGTCTTAAAGGGTTGTAGACCCTCATCCAAGGTAACAATCTTCACAAAATTATTTGCAAAGTAAACAGGGTCTTCTTTGCATTTGATGTATTCTTCAATCTGATCTTGTGTGAACTCAATTGGTGTATTCGCCTTCTTAAGAAGGGGATTACCCAAATAAACATCATTACTCATATGCTATCAGCAGTTCCACTTTCTCAGTGATTTATTTATCCTGCTATCAGGGTCAGAGGCAGTTTTCTTAGAAGTCAACTTTTTCTTCATACCTTTCATTCTCGCACAAAAAGACGCTCTCCTAGGATTTCCAACTTTTTTTGTAGGTGCCTTAAGATCGCTTCCTGGGTTTTGGGCTTCATACGACTTCCTACCTTTTTCATTGAGACCTCCTTCAGAATTTTTACCAGATTTTTTAGTCCATGCTGCACCCTCTTCTACCTCTTCAACTTCCTCCTTTACAGGCATGTTGATGTAGGGGTCAGAGTAGTCAATATGGGACATATCAAACCTCTGCACTCTAGCACCAGGATAGATTTTGTCTAGTGCCATTTGTACCTCATCCCTGCTAGGTCTCTTGGGACTAGGGAAGAATACCTTTGCCATCATATACTTGCCTCTGAACATAAATCCTACTGCATAGACTTGACCAGTCTGAGACTTGACTGTTTCTACTGCCTCTTCAATGGGATGCTCTTCACCATCTTTCTTATGGTGGAGTTCTCTCAATACTCTTTCTCTTTCAGAAATCTTTTCCTCATTCTTAGGAACACAATTAGGAACCATGCGGTTTCCTTTCTTCTTCATTCCAACTTGCTTGTGAGACTTCCAACATGCCTCATCAATAACTTCAACCTCAATGCCAGATGCTCTCATGGCATCAATCTGGATTTGAGAGAACTCAGGAAGTGCCAGGAACTCTTCATTCTTCTTAGACTTACCATAGTTCTTAGCACCCTTCTTACGGCACTGAACTAATCTTCCAGAAGCATATGCAGAAGGCCATACACTTGCAGATGCTTTCACCTTATGATAGCAAGCATCTTTCTTGCCTTCCTTTTCAAGAATAACTTCTTCATTGGTTTCTTTCTTTTTAGTATTCACGTGGATGGCATCTCCTTTTCTATCTGGATTTGGATCATTTGCTCTCTTGCGTCTCACTGCAGCACCTCTTTCTGCTTTAGACATGCTTGCTGCTTTACCTTTTGAAAGGCATTTTGGTTTAGGACCATCACCTTTACCATCACCATCCTTGTCTTCACGTGCACATTTTCCTACACGCTCACCCTTGGTGTTGTAACGATCCCATCCACCGCCACCAGCTCCACCACCACTGCCTTTACCAAACCAGGCTCTAAGATCTTCGTTCATCATTGAAGCAAGAGTTTTTTATTATTTATTAAATTCCAATTGAAGTATAAGAATCAAGTTCAAAGGCAAGATTTTTCCATTCACCACCAATAAACATTTGTAATTTATTTTCTGTCTCATTAAAAACAAATGCACCTGCATTAAAAGTGAGAGCATTTCTCTGAACTGTAGTGAGAGAGGGTGGATAGAATTGCTCTGTTGCAGTAATAATGCCAGATTGAATTGTATCAGAAGAAACATTTTCAGTTCCACCTGCTCCAGCACTGATACCAGTAAGTTTACTTCCATCTCCATAGTATGTTGTTGCTTGAATAGAAGTAGCACCTGTAACAACACCAACTGTTGTCGTCCCATTAACATCCAAATTACCATCAACATTCAATCCAACACCATTAAGTAATTGGAGTTCGTTTGATTTTTGACGACTTACTATTGTAAAAGATCCATTACCCTTGATAGCAGTTTCAATTAAACCATCCTCTGTACCAAGAGTTTCATCTGTAATTTTTCCAGTTATCTTTGCATAATTTTCAGTTCCACCATTACTATTTTCACCTTTGAACATCAACTGTCCAATATAATCTGATGGAGCTGGTGATGGACTATTTCTATAAAGAGTTAGTTCAGGACCTGCTGAACTACTTGAATCAGTAGAGACAATGGTAACATTTGAGTTAATATTTCCGCCAATGTCAATATCATCAAATGTTGATACTCCTACAACATTTAAACCACCACTAGTTATATTGATTCCCTGGTTAGCAGTGATGATACCAACTGAATCAATGTCAGTTACATCTTCATATTGCAGAGTGCCAGCAATTGAAACATTTCCAAGGAAAGTTGTTACTCCTGATACAATTAGAGTATCTGCAGACACATTTGATGTGTCCATTCCTACATTTGTAAGACCAGATCCATCACCACTGAAAGATGTTGCAGTAAGAACACCACTTACAACATTTGTAATAAAACCAGCACCATTGACTAATTGATTAGTATTGGTAAAAGATGTTGTTATATAACCAGCACCATTTGTTAACTCATTATTATTAGAAGGTATTGTTGGTGTATTTGTTAGGTCATTATAATTTCCTGAGAATGTAGATACACCAGTAATGTAACCAGCACCATTGACCAACTCATTGTTATTGGTTGGGATTGTTGGTGTGTTTGTTAGATCATTATAATTTCCTGAGAATGTAGATACACCAGTTATAAATCCAGCACCATTAACTAATTGATTAGTATTGGTAAATGATGTGGTAATATAACCAGCACCATTGACCAACTCATTGTTATTGGTTGGGATTGTTGGTGTGTTTGTTAGATCATTATAATTTCCAGAAAATGTAGATACACCAGTAATGTAACCAGCACCATTAGTTAATTCATTATTATTAGTTGGAATTGTTGGTGTGTTGGTAAAATTATTATAATCTAAGTAATGTGATGCATTCTGACTATTCAGTAAAATTGAATTACTTGAATTGACTTGTACAGAATTGCCCATGAAACCATGGGAAGCACACTGATAGTGTAAAACTGTTGGTGTAGTGTCTGTTACTTCTAATTCAACATAATTAGATTCTACTGTAACTCCTGTTGTATATTCAGTTCCTTTTGCAGCATCAAGATAGAATCTGAATGGATGACTGCCTCCAATTGATCCAGAGAATCTATATGTTCTTCCTGGAGTAAGAATGAGGAATGGAGACTCAATACCATCTAAGACATATCCCAGACCACTTCCAGTATTGAAGTATCTGTGAGCAGAGGTCTTTGTAGCAACCTGAACATCAATAGTTGTTGTGGGACCATATGGAGCAACTAAATGATCATATCCTGAAAGTTGTGTTGCAGTGATAATTCCTGCAAAAGTTGCTTGACCATTTGGTTCAAATGTAATGCCACTTCCAACTTTTATTCCACTTCTAGCAGTTATTAATCCTACTGAATCAATATTAGTAACATCCTCATAGGTAAGTGTGCCACCAACAGAAACATTTCCTGTAAAGGTTGCTGATGTTGCAGTTACAATACCAACACTAATATCTGGTGTTCCAGTCAATCCTTGTGATACTGTTGAAATGCCAGCAGTATCTGCATAACCAACAGATGTGACATCTGCTGCAACAGTTGTTCCTATAAACTTACTTGACGTGTTGTCCCAAACTATTGCCTTTCCATCAACCTTGACAGAATCTCTATCAACATCATCTAAAAATTCTAATCTTACTTCACCACCACCACTTGAGACTCTTGATACCTCATTTACAAGTTTTTTTAGTTGGTCTAATTCTCTTTTAAGACGTGCAATTTCAGTCTCAGATTCATTTAGTTGTTCCTCTTCAGCAACTAATTGATTGAGAATTTCTATTGATTTTCCAATAGTGCTTTGTTCTTGTAATTCTTCTTCAACCTCTTCTGCCCAATCAGAATTATCCTCCCCTAGATCTGGGATTGTTGGTTCAGTAGGTTTAAGTGGTTCAGGTTTAACTATATCTACAGATTCAATCTCTAGAGGTTTATAATTATCTTTCCAATCAGATGTATCTACCTTTTTATTTGAAAATAGAAAAGATTCAAATGCTGCTGCTTGTTTTAATAATTTCTTTTTTTCTTGTTCTTTTTTTGCAACTTTTTTCTTAAGTTTCTTTTTTTCTTCTTTGAGATTGCTAAAAAGGTCGTCTAGGGATATGTCACCAATTATATCCTTGGTCTTTTCTTTCTCTTTCTTTTTTTCTTCATCAATCAAAGAGAAGAAATCCCCTAGATTATCCATTATGCAGATACAGTAGCAGTTACCATAACAGTTCCCTCATACACTTTTGTAACAGTGCCTACCCCTGAAGTGATTATAATATCATAGTAGTTTCTACCAATAACTAATGATGCAGTATCAGAGGCACCCATTGAAACATTGATGGTGCCAGTGGATGATGTAATACCACAAGTAAAACTACTTGAAGTTGAGTCTTCTGGATACTTTCTTATCTTTGATGTTGCAGTATATCCAGATAAATTCATAGCTGTCTGATCAGCATTCTTCACAATGAAATCTTGTGAGAAGTCAGTGCTCTTATCTATTGAGATATTGATTGCTGGTACAGCCATGAATTTTTTTAAGTATTTATGTCTTTGTTTGCCTTTTTAAGCATCTTCTGTAAGTCAGCAGTTGAACCTACAAACAATGCATTGTTGGTAACTGAAGTTGGTCCTTTGTTCTCCTCTTCATTTACATCTTTCAGTTTTTTCTGAAGGTCAAGCAACTTGTCAGTGGCATCAGATACATTCTTAATTAATTGACCTGCAACCTCATATGCTCTAGGCATTTCACTTTCCTGAGCAATCTCAAGAATGCCATTGATTGCCTCTTGCCCTTTCTCAATAATTGAATACAAATTACCCCTTGTATATTCATAATCTTTTTTGATGTCTTCAGCAGATGATTTGTACTTGTCTATCTGTTTTTTAACATCAACTTTTTCAATCTCTGAGGAGATTGGTTCCACATCAAATGTATCATTCAATTTATCATACTTATCCATGGGTTACCTCAGAAAACATTACCATCAAATCCAAAGTCATCACCAACCTCAATTCTGGCATTATCTGCCTGAGTGATGTTATAGACTTTAGATCCCAAAACATGATTCTGGATTGGTGTCTTATCTTGTGCTCTTCTTACAACTAGTTTATTATCAACTACATCTTCAACATACATCTCTTCTTGACCAACATAAATGTATGTTCCCTTCTTGACCTTAGTACCATCATCTACATCAATAATATTCTCAACCATATCAACATTCTCAGCAAGCAGAGTTGCCACTACACCATCATAATCTTTGATTGCTCTAGGTGTAACCTGATAGGTAACATCCCTCTCATATTTGCCAGATTTGGACCCAGCAATATAACCAACAGTAACCTTCTTGATGATGTCTTTGGAAACATCTGCAAGAGGACCAAATACAAATGTCTTAGCAGTAAATGTAAATGTGTAGATGAGTGCTCTTCTTGTATCAAAGTTGCCCTCATACTCATCAGTCATATCAATATCATCAAGCACAATAGGAACATTTGTGCTCTCTTTCAAGTTACCAAGGAACTTAATAGGGATGGTATATGATGGTTGGAAATAGGGTACAATCTGCTCAACAATTTGGAGCATATCATCATTCAGTTTTGTGTAAACTGAAAGTGTAATTGTCATGTTATAGGGGACAGGAAGGTATGCCTTCTTCTGCTCATTACCATTCTCATCAGTAAATACAAGTTGTTGTGTTTGAGTTGACTTCCTAGTGGGGTCATACTGTAAGTTTACAAACTCAAATGACATCCTTGGCAGTGTCATCTGAACTGGATGATTCAGATCAGGATTCTGTTCCATCCTTGCCAGGAACTTTTGTGTAGGTCCATAGGCAAGAGGAACTTTGATGATACTAAAAGTATCATCATTCTCATCCTTGTGTTTGATTTGAATTCCATTAAACAGAGAACCAAACCCAATAATTACAGATCTGAAGATCTCGTTGTAAAAATACTCAAACATTATCTTAAACTTATATACCTTTATTTAGGGCATACCAAAGGGGTTCTGAGATGAGAAGTCAATAATCTTGTCTGCTTCAAACTCAATGACATCATTTTGAGCATAAGGAGTAACTAAATCATCTGTTACATATCCACCAATCATATATCTACCACCTGATTCTTGTCCAACAATCACCTCTCCTACCTGGAAGTATCCATCAACAATAGACACTTCCATATGATTTGTTGTAGCATTCCATTCCTTAACTCTTGCTGATGTATTGGAAGTCTGACCAATAACAACCTCATTGAAGATAAATGTACCTGTTCCAATATTACCTTCTGTCAATGATGGAGGTGCCTCAATGAATACCAATGGAGCAGCATTATATCCTTCACCACCTTCAATTACATAGATATCTGTCACAATGCCAGCAGTGCTAATTGTAGAGATAGCAACAGCATCAGTGATTGGTGATGGGAACTCACTATCCCAAGTGTATAGGGTAGAATCAAACTGATAAGTGGTATTGTCAAATGTGGGGAATACACCAGCAGACTGACCAATTGATACAGCAGGTGCTTGTAAATATCCAGAACCACCATCAGTGACAGTGATGAACATTATAGAACCATCTGTAGAGATGCCAGTGGTAGCAGCAAATCCTGAACCACCACCACCCTGCACTGTTATCATAGGTGGTTCTGTATAACCACAACCAGCATTAGTAAGTTGAATTGAAGTGACAACACCAGACTTACCCTTACAACCAGGATATGAATAAGAAACTGCTGCTATACCCTCAGCAGTTACTCCTCCAGCAGGGGCAGATGAGAAACCTACCAGTGGAGTGGAAGAGAAATTCTTCCCCATATTACTGATAGTGATCTTATTAACAGCACCATTAGCACATACAGTTGCCTCTGCTGTTGCTGTATGTCCAGCACCAATCAGACTCAGTGTCTGAATATAACCAATCTGTGCAATCTCATCATCAATGTCCTCTACATTAGTATCAAGAACCTCATCCTCATATCTGAAGAGTTCACATCTCAACTCATAAACATAGGTCTTCTTGAGTTGATAAAATGGTTGCTCATGCTCTACAAATTTAATCTCAAACAATCTGTCACCCAGTGGGAAGTAGATAAGGTCTCCTTCCTTAGGTCTGCTGTTTAACTTACTATTTGGAACATTAGCAAGTAGTGGTGAAATATAATCTTCAAATCTTTCCTTTGAGATAATGAGTTGAAGATCATCTCTGTTCTCAATGCCAAACTTTGAAAGGATAGTTCCCTGTCCAGAATAACCCTCATAGTTGTCTACATATGCCTCAATTGGATAGGCATCCTTAAACTCAGATTGAATTACCTCTCTTATGACGCTATTAGTTTTGAGGTATCTTCTGGGAAGATAATATACCTCAACACCATACATTCTCAATTGTTCATTGACAAGAGACTGTACTAGACTTTGTTCTGATTTTGATCCATTAAGGAAGAATGAATTCAACATAAGGAATCACCCTATAAGATCCAGAGGTGGTATTTCATAAGTACTCAGCATCTGGTCTTGGATTTTATCCAAGTCTGCCATAGCATCATCATAAATTTGTCTGCCATTGAATTCAACTCCACCTGGCAGTTTTACACCTTGGAACTTAATAAGATTCTGACCCCATTGCCTCTTAATAAGTGCAGTCAAATACCTCTTCAGGAATACATCATTGTAAGCACCATTATGTGTTTCAGGGTTCATTCCATCCCATGCATCAATAATGATAAACCTTCCTGCCTTCAGATTGCCCCAGTCAATGTCCAGGTACATTCTGTTTGCTCTTTGATTGAATCTAATCTGCTTGTGGGTGTTAAGCAAGAAGTTCATTGTCTCAATATAACCCATGGTCATTGAGTATGAGAGGAGGTCATATCCACCACCTGCCATCATACCATTGATACCCATGACATCATTTAGCATCAACTGGTACTTCATAGAGAACATACCAGTTCCAACTAAGTCACTGTATTGAAATACTTTGTTTACACCAATTATACTGTCTGGTAATTGGATGTAATTACTATTCTGATAATAGTTAAATGTGGTAGCAGCACCCACCATTGATGTGGTGACTGATGTTGTACTTATACCTGCCTGACCCTTACCCTCTGCTCCAGGTGGTCCTGCCTTACCTCTAGCAACATCCTCTTCTGTGATTTGGTACTTCAAATATACCTGAGTTACACCATCATAGTGTCTCTCATTGAAGTACTGAATTGCATCATCTACAAGGTCTTCAATTTGCTCAGGAGCAACATTAACCTCCAAGACAGGAGCTCCTAGTTGCCTAAGGCAATAATCAATCAATCCTTGTCTTGAAGTGGGCTTAGCCATTTATAGGATACTACTAATACGACTATTTATGGTCTTGTAATAAATCAACTATGTTGTTTAACATAGACTTAATATCATTCACATCATTTTCAAGTCTATCAATTCTGTCTTTTTCAGAATTCAATTTCTCTCTTTGCTTGATGTAAGATTGGTATTCAAGATGGTTTTTATTGATGATGGCACCAGTTTTAGTGTCTCTATAAAAACCATCCCTACCTTCAACAGGAATATAGTTACTCATTATGCTAATGCAATACCTCTAAGGTTTCTAATAAGGACAGGAGTTGATTGATCAGTAGATGTACCAATAATCTTGATTCTAAATGATGTGAATGGCACAACCTCATCAATGGTATATCTGTACTCTTTAAACAAGTTTACAGATGGTTCAGGTTGATAGGAGTCAATCTTAGGAACCTGTACATCAGATGTACCATTGTTGGAGGACAGATCAATAATAGAACCATTAGGAGCAATGTTTCTATGTCCAGGGAAGGGAATAAAGATTGTCTCACTTGGTTTAACATTTTGATTCAGAGCATAGAATACTCTGACATCACCAAAGTTTGATACATAAGCATCAAGCAAAACTTTTAATGATGTTGCTGGATTTTCTAAGATTACATTCTTAGAAACATATACAAATCTATTAGGATCATCTTCTATACCATTGACTCTAAAATCATTGGCATAGTCTGTGACAGGAGCATTAATTCTATTTGATGTAAGAACCAAACTACAACTATCAAGATCAATGACAGGACTCAATCTAGAATTCCTACTGGACATATTCATAATCATTGTGAATGATTTGTTGCCAGGGAATGTCTGAGATGACAAAATTTGAGATTCATTTTGTGGTGAAGCAATCTGTCTTAAAGAGGGGAAGTAGTTCTTATCAAACAATGTGACCTGTTGATATCCTTCATCATTATAAGACTCTTGATTACCTGAGACACTAGATGCAGAAATTGTTCTCACAATTGAGGTCATTGCAGTATTGAATGGTGTGACATTTGAGATCTTGGGATTAATAAGTGAGTATGGCAGATTATAGTTTGCCATTGCATTAGGACCACCACCAACTGATCTTTCATTGAAGTAAAGTGGTCTAAATCCACTCACATTTCCAGATGCTCTGTTTGTGCCATTAGCATTCATTCTAATATTCAAGTAGTAATAATCAACACCAATTGGTGCCTCATTTAACTCATTAGCAACAACATTAGACAGAAGATGAGGTCTATTGATTCTTCTCAGTGATACACCATTAAGTTCATACTTTTCAACAGTCTCACCTGAGGCATGAGAAGCAACAACAGTGTTATCAACACCTCTTGTAATACCTGTCAGTGTTCTGCCATTGACACCAGTGTAACTGATAATTTCATCATTAATCTTAATGTATCCAGGATTAGTACCAGCAACACCAACACCCTCAAAGTTTGCATACTCATCTGTCCTTTCAAGTGTAAGGAATGTGGTAGCATCAAAGTTATAAGGAGTTGCAAGAGTTGAAGGAGTTACATCACTAGCAACATTTCTAACTTGTACCCTATCAACATTTGAATACAGACCATGATTTCTCTGGAAAATCTTAATGTAGTCACCTTGACTTGTAACATTAATTGGATTTAGAGCAATGACATCACCACCAGCAGCATAATTCAGTTCAGTGGTAATGCCAGCACCATTGATAAACTCAATTCTGTTACTAGAACTTGGGAGATAGTCACCTTGAACATTATCAACAATCAGTGTATTTTGTCCAAGCAGTGTTGATACTGACAACTGCATACCAGAACCAAGTTCAAGTGTGCCAACATTAATAGGTGTAAGCACATCACCAATTGCATATCCAACACCACCAGCATTAATGGTTGCACCAATCGCTACACCATCCTCAACTGTGATATCAGCAGTAGCATTTAAACCAAATCCTGTAATAGATGTCAGAGCAACACCAGTGTATGAGAAGTGTCCTGCTGATGGGGTATATCCAACACCAGCATTTGTGATAGACATGCTACCAGTTGCTGAACCAGCATAACCTACCAGAACACCACTTACATCATTATTTCTTTGAGTAATTCTATTGCCAAGTTGGATGTCAGGATCATTTACAGTGGTGCCAATACCAATTCTTGCTTGCCTTGGCAGCATTGTAATACCAGTGGGTTCAATCTTAGCAATATCCTCAGGCAGATTTGGATTATAGAATGTGAAGTTGCCAGATGCCTTAAATTGAGCAGCATAAAGATTGAACTTGAGGTCTTCATACTGTGAGGGAGTCCAGACTGTAGCATTCTGTGATTTGAACAATGAACCAAGAAGTGGTTGTTCTGTAACCAGAATTTGACCTGCTTCCTGAGAAGAAGATCTAATATCTGCTTCACCAAATCTGCTTGTCCAAACCTTATATTCTGTAGAATGTGAGAGAAGAACCAGAGCATACTCAGTTTGACCATTCAGATATACAGGGGAAGGCAGAGTAATAGTTGTTGCTACATTTGCCTCATCACTTAAGTTAATGTTATTGGGATCAATACTTACCTGAGAAAAAGGTAAAACATTAGTGGTTGGTGTACCAAGATTTACCTCTCTAATTTCAAACAGCAAGGGGATGTTTGGATCTTTTGCTTGTAAGAAAACATCAACTGCTGTAATGAATACACCATCTTCATCATCTACAAAGAATGTTTGTGCCAGAGGGTCAATTCTACGTCTAATAGGTGGTCTAATTACTCTAGTAACATTTTCAATATTTGTAATATTAGTAACTTCAGTAATCTCATTAGTTACATTGGTAATCTCATTAGTAATATTGGTTATTTCATTAGTTACATTGGTAATCTCATTAGTAACATTAGTTATCTCATTAGTAACTTCAGTAATTTCATTGGTGATGAATTCATTAGAGATGTTGGTAACATCTTGATCAATATTTGTTATAACATCAAATCCACTTTCAATGGCAATATTATTAGAGATAGCAGCACCAGAAATTTCTCTTGTCTGACTGACATCTGTCTGTTCAACAGTAGCATTTCTAACAGAAAGAGTAGTTTGTTGAGTTGTATCAACATCACCCTGTGAGTAGAATGTTGCTTCTGCAGCAGTTGTTGTTGCTCCTGAAGTAAGATTGTTAACTGGACTGCTAGTCAATCTAAATCTAGATCTGCCTGTCTCAAATACAGGGTTGGAAGGATTGCCACCATCAGGTACACTAAATGAACCTTGAAGAGTGCCAAGTCTATCAGTGGTGAGTCTTATATTTTTAACTCTTGCTTGTGCTCCAGAATTACTTCCAGTTAAGAGCATTCCAATTCCAATAAATCCTGAATATTGTGGGAAATCTTGTGAGGACAGACTAAATGTATCAACATTCAGAACTGATGAAGACTCAGAATATACAGATGCTATAGAGTTATTTCTGTCATATGGATTGCTATCATATGTGTCAGTTGGATTGTTGTAAGGACCATACTTATGATTAGCAATAGCAATTCTAAAATTGATGTCTGGAACTGAAGCAGAACTAATTCTAGAAGAACCACCATCATCCATTGCACCTGTACAGTTCTCACCAGGTACAAATGTGCCATGAAGCATCTCAATCTCAATTAACTTAGGAACTGTAAATGAGTTTACATCTACATCATCAAAGAATGAATATAATCTTGTATATGGTTTGAGACCTGTTCCCTTGAATGAGATATTTCTTGCTCTCATGAAGTGGATAAGGTCTCTCCTTACAATCCTGTCTCCAAGAGTTTCAGTATCAATGGTCTCATTTACAGTAAACTGAGTACCAGTTCTTTGTTGGTCAAGTGATACACCACCAGTAGCATTAATATTGTTAACAATAGCATCACTAGCATCAACAATCTGATTAATACCAACATCAGCACCCTGGAGAAGATTGTCTACCAGACCATTTGAGATAACATCAGATGCCCCTTGGATAAACTGCTGTTGGTTAGACAATGATAAGTCAACATTGACACCAACAGTCTCCCAGGAGTTCCAAATAACAGGACTTACACCAAGTCTTGAACCATCTTCTGATGTTGTTACCTCTGCTCCAAGTGCTTCAGAAATGCCTTGGAAGGAACCTTCCATCATTACATTATTGACTTCAACTCTATTGACATCAATCCAAATATCAACATCAGGAGTCAGTTCAATTTGACCCTGCCAGAATTGAATGAGGAAAGGAGTTACACTTTCAATTCTTGTAGCATATGGTTGAGTTAACCATGTGTCTTGCGTATAATCAAGTGTCAGAACTCTACCAGTCTTTTTAATATTTGTGCCAACAACTTCAGCAAAATCAGAGTCTTGATTAGCATCAGAAACAGTACCAATACCAGTTACAGCAGTTGTGCCAAGCAGGAGATTAACAGCAGTTGTGTAGTGAGAAGGTCTCAGGATACCATTCTTAGTATCAATTGAGTTTCTAACACCAATTGATGTGTCCTGTGGTTCAAGAGATGAGAAGTTATCAACAAAGATACCTGACTTAAATCTGTTCAAACCATTTTGATCCTCAACAAAGGAGTTGAGGGTATTGTTCTCAAGAGAACTCAGTGATGTATAATACTCAAGATTCTTGACTCTTTGCTCAAGTTTAGCAATATCACTCATCTGGAAGCGCTTATGCTCTACAAAATTAACTTTAGCATCAGAAGTTTTGTAGAGGAATGCAGGAAGGAAGATATTGGCAATATTCAGAGCACCATTGATTCCATCAGGAAGTCTTGGTTGATCATCTGGTGTACCAGAGACTAATTGAATACCCTTATCTTTTGTAAGATAAAGTCTATCTGCTCTAGGTAAGAAGTAATCATAACCAAAGACCATTGTCTCATCATTAGCAATGATGTGTCTAGAACTTTGACTGGTGCCACCATTAATATCAACAAAGTCTCTACCAAAGAACTCAAGAGGAGATCTAATTCCCTGTGCTACTGAGTAATCATTTACTCTGGGTCTAGCATCAATAATGTCTGTATTTCTTCTACCATTTACACTTGCTACTTCAGTTGCATAGTCAAAGTTTGTGTAGGAGTTTGCTGTGGTGATATCACCCTGGTCAGAAGATTCATAGAAAGCAGAGGTAAAGAATATTTTTAGTTTTCTGGCAGGAATACCTGCTGTTCCTTTCCTAATAATTCTTGAATAGTCATAGAAACCACCTTTCTGACCATTGACAAATTTAAAGTCCTTAGTAATATTCTTAGAACCAAGAACAACAGCACCAGCAATAGCATTAACACTGGAACTTTCAAAGTTAACAACTTCTGAATTCTGGAATACAGTCTTATTCAGATAAACAAAGAAGATACTGGTATCAGTTTTCTTACCAACATAAATTGCTTTTGCTCCACTTTGAGTACCAGTTACAATCTCACCAACAATTAGATCATTTGTTGTGTTTGTAATACCATCCATCTGGGATGTGGTCATATTTGGTGGATCAGCATTATCTGTATTTTGTGATTCAAATACACCTAAGATAGAAACCACATCAGCAGTGTTCAGTGAGATAATCTCATCTTGAACTCTTGTTCCAAAAGGAAAATCACCATACACTAAACCATCATCCAGAGTTGTAGTTCCAATACCAGAACCAACAGAATTTGATTTATCTACTACAATGCTTTTAGCAGTTGCCTTAAGTTTTACTTTTGATCTGATATTAGATTTTCTGATAGTTGTAATTAATTTACAATTAACAGCATCTGCACCAAGACCCCTGATCTGAAGAGTTGTATTAGCATTCAGGAATACAAATTTATCAGATGTCAGGACTTCTGTAGAACCATCAGATCTAATAAGTGTGTATCTTTCCTCATCAAATGGGAGGAAAATTTCATTGGACTCGCAATCAATAGGAGTTGTGGCACCATTGGTTATACTAACAGTAAACTGTCTTCTGATAGTAAGTTCTGAACCCAGAAGATTTACTGAGTTGACATTACTCTTAGGCAATACACTGTAGACTGATTCATTGTCAGAGATGTTACCAGAACCTACATTTGATGCTCCAGATGCACCAATAATTTGAACATTATTGATTTGCTCATTTGAAGTTGGAAGAACACCACTATTAACCAGAGCAGTTGATGTAACTGCTTCAATGGCAAAGTTTGTTCTTGATACACCAACTACTCTAGCATATGAGACAATATCAAAGTCTGGTCTAGAGTATTGAATCATATTGTTGGCAGTTATAAGACCAACAAATGAGAAGTTAGGGTCAGCAGATACTGTGATAAATGATTGGTTAGAGGCATTAGCACCAGTAACAGATGCACTACCAAAGTTAAAACCACCAATTTGAATTGTATCAGCAGTAAATGTTGTAATACCAACTTCTGAATAAATTGATCTTACATCACTCAATGAGAAATTAGTAGAACTTGTTACATATCTTGCATCATCAACCAAACCATTAAATATAAGTCTCTCACCTTTGAAGAAGTCACCATTGACCTGATAAGCAGTGATAGCAGTGCCAGCATTTACATCAGACCTAAGGAAACCAGTAGCACCACTTGACTCACCCTTAATGAAAACAGAGTTGGTGAGTGTCACTGGTTCATTTACATTGATGTCAGTAAATGTCTGGACATCATATAATGACAGGTCCCACTGATTCAAATCAGGGACAACTGAATCATAAGAACCACTTTCAAGAGCAAAGTCGTAAATTCTTGCTACACCAATCTCTTTGCCACTTGGTGCATTCTGAACACCAGGCATTCTTGTATCTCTCAGAGAGACTGAGTTAGTTGTATTAATTCCAATAGTGGGCGAACCAAATACTCTGTTCACATTGAGAGTAGGTCCAAAACCAAAATTAACTACTTGGTCCTTGAGAAATTTTGTTGTTCTTGGTTTTACAAAATCAAGAAGAGTTGCACCAATATTTTCTACCTCATAACCTTTGACATATGCCTTACCTGGTGATATTTTATAAACACCTAAATCTTTTGAGGGCACATTGCCTGATGATGTAACTTGGTTTATATTGAATAAACCTCTGTTACCCTCATTATTGTTTAAACTTTCTTTTACAGTAGTAACATATTCTTTTACATAATAATGACCTGATTCATCAAAAGTCCTTGCTGCTAACTCATCTCCAAGGAAATTATAATCAGTGCCTGTAGTTATTGTTCTTAATTTGCCATTCTCAACTGTTGAGAGTTGCACAAAATTACTCTCATTAAATGCTCTCAGACCCTTTTTAGAAAGAGTTGCTGTAATTCTAAGTCTGTCAGCACCAGGAGCAGTAAAGTTATTAAAACCTTGAGCATTATCATTAAGTGATGGGTCAACATCAGATGATATAATTTCTTCTACTACATCAAGACCAACTCTATATGAAGGGACATTATTATACTGGTCAAGAATCAAAGTTTGTGCTGGGACATTAACCATGTATCCCCTAAGGAAATACACACCATCAGCAATAAACATTGCTGAACCAATAGCAGATGCATTCTGAGTGATAGTCGTTGCAAAACCCTCACCAATAGAAATGAAGGTTGAAGCATATGAAATATTTTTATTACTAATCAGAATCTCATTACTCAAGAATTGACTAATATCTTCAGAAGAAGAACCAGTATTCTCATAGGTAATATAAAGAGTATATACACCTCTCTCAGACTCATCATTTGTAAGACACTTAACAACCTTAGCAGTCACACCAGAGGTTTGACCTGTGATAGTAGCACCAACAAGTTGGTCAATGTAAATGCCAATAGGAACTCCTAAGAATTCAGATTGAATTTGAACACAATAAAAGTTTTGAACATATGTCAGGTCACCAGGGATAACCTTTGCACCTTCTTTAAAGAAATGGTTTCCCATCTCCTCAACCTGGTTTTGCAGAATAGACTGCATTCCAGTAAGTTCTCTTGCCTGAACTGGGAAACCTGGTTTATAGAGGACTTTGTAGTAATTCTGTTGCGGATCAAAGTCGTCAAAGTAAGGAGCAACATTAAGGTTAGTTTCCTGTGGCATTATTCTTAGAATTGCAAGATGACTTTAATATCTTCTTTTTGAGAAGAGGATCTGGTGACAGAGGGTCTATTGTCAACATAGATGATGTCTCCAGAATATTTTTCTGCTTCTGGATTTGATATACCTTGATTGAACTCTTGACCCAGGTAGTATGTCCTATTATTTATTACTGTCGATACACCTGTAAATGATTGATCAATCTGCAGTGTATTACCAGATGTTGGGATAATATTTACATTACCCCCTGTAGATGGTGTATTGGTAAACCTAAGCATTTCAAACCCATATACAGGTTCAGAGTCCTTAGAACCATCACTATTGAATCCAGCAGTTCTTCTATCTTGCCAATACTTAAGAACACCAGTTGATGGGTCATAAGAAACAACACTACCAACTGCTGTTGAACCAAGACCAACAGTTTGGGTAATCTGTGAGTCAGCAGTAAATACTGCCTCACTATATCCAACACCTGTCAACTTTAGGGCATAAAGAGCACTTGCCTTGTCTCTTGTCAGATTTGATGTGGAGTCATAATTAGTAGGATTTTTTACAATTCCAACTTGAGCAAACTGGTTGCCAGTAATAAAGTCAGGGTTTTGTGAATCATTTTCAAATCTTGCATATGAAAGAACATGATATGCACCAAGTTCTCCATAGATGTCTGCACCATGACCACCAGGTGGTGGGATAATAATATCAAATACAGGGTCAATAGTGCCAGTGGGAACACCACCCTCTCTTAGGTCAAGTGTTCCAAATGAGTAACCAAAACCACCATTTGAGACAGTAACTGATTCTACCTTTGAGTCATTATTAACAACCACTGTTGCTTCTGCATCTCTTCCATCACCTTTGATGGGAACTTTGGTGTAGGTGACATTAGCAGTACCAATGCCAACACCTCTATTTCTTACTGTGACAATTTTGATTTGTCCACTGGTTTTTGCATTCTCTCTGACTGCACTATATGAAGCGTTTGTTTCCCAATCGGTTGGGACAGCAATGTAATTTGTTGAATCAAATTTAATAATTTGGTTAGGTTTGATTGAATAAAGGAATTTCCAGATGTATCCATCACCACTGCTCCCTGCTTCTCTTGGTTCTAAGTCAGTGAAATTGGGTTCATCCAGAGAAGGACCTCCTCTAAAGTTATTCTCTGGATTAGCATTATTGTACAAGCAAATATAAACTTTATACTCACTATTCATCACATAGAAGTTTGAATCATAGATATCAAACGCACCAGATGGTTGTGATGGATTGTTTCTTGTAATATCATTTCTCCACATGTCATATGTGGTTCCTGATTGCCAATTAATCTTCCTAACAACCTGACTTACATCTCCAGAATTAATTTTCTTGAGAGCAAGCATAGTATCCCAATAATAGTTTGAGTCATTCAAACTATCCCTAGGAGCAGGTGGGTTTGTATTCCAATCAGCTTGGAAATTAGGAGCATCAGGCAACCCAATCCATGCATAAAAGGAATTGTTGGATGATTGAACAGCATCCACAAAATTCCTCGCATTCAATATACGAAGTTGATCAGTAATTATCGCTGCCATTGGTTAGAGGACTTTTTTCTTATTTAGACTGTAAATAGGTTGGGATAAACAACCACTGTACCACCCATACCAGCATGTGAAGTACACTGATAGTACAGTTGGTTAGGAGCATTGAATGGAACTTCAAAGATAGTAGTTCCAAGTTGTGCAGTTCCATCAACTGTAATTCCATCAGTATATGCTGCACCACCATTTGATACTCTAATCTCAAATGGGTGAGCATTCATGTTATTTACAAATTCATACCTCTGTCCTCTTGCAAGGTAAATGACAGGTTCTACCTCTGCATCTGAGACACCAGGACCTGTGAATAAGTAATGATCACTTGCCTGAGCAGTTAGTGTCCATTGACCAGAAGTAATATCTGAAGCATTTCCTTTATAAGTTGTAGCAGTCAGAATTCCAGTTACTAAAGCACCATCTTGAGTAGTTTCAAACTTCTTAGATGCATCATGGTATGCTTCAAATGCACCATCAGCAATACCACGGAACATGAGTTCTGTTCCACCATCCTTATATGCTCTGATTTGTGTATTGCCCCAGAGGTCAAGTGAACCAATTTGGTTTCTTACCAGAAGTTTATCAGATGCTGTGCTCTGAATCAGTGCTTGTGAATTATTAGCACCAATATTCAAGTTACTACCAACAGCAATGTTACTGTTGAATGTGGTTACACCAGTAATAGTTGCACCTGCACTGACAATAGCAAGACCACCAAGTGTAGTAATACCACTGTTGTTAAACAATGTGGTGTTAATTACTGTGGTGTTAATGCCAGCAATACCACTCAAGTTTGAACCATCACCAAAGTAAGTTGCACCTGTTACAACACCCAGTGTTGTGATACCAGTTACAACTAGTGTTTCAGCATTGATATGTGCAGTAGATGCAGCACCAATACCTGTCAGATTTGAACCATCACCATACAGAGTGGTGGCAGTCAGAACACCAACTGTAGTTACACCAGAGATGACCTGGAGACCATCAAAAACTCTTACACCAGATGACCTTGTTTCTAACTTCTTGTCATTAAGGTAGTAAAGTTCAATACCATAGTTGCCATCAGGGTTAGTTGCAGCAACAACTGTATTTGCTGTGCCAGCAATAATATTAAGGTTATTTGCTTTTAAATTGAAGGCAGCAGTTTTTGCCTCAATGACATTACCTGATCCACTAGTATGAACAATTTCAAAATCAGCATCATCACCTAAAAGAATCTTTTGATTATCTAGTAATGTGACTGAAGCACCAAGACTTACATTACCAGCAAATGTTGCAATGCCAGATGTAGCAAGTGTAGCAGCAGTAGAATGACCACTTACAGTAGCACTTGCTGCTGTCATTGCAGACACATCCACACTACCAGAGGATGCTGTCAATGTGATGTTATCACCCATCACCATTGTGTTGTTATTGGCATCAATGGTAATACCAGAACCTACATGAACTCTGTCATTCTCAAGTGTGATAGAACCTTGGCCAACAGTAAGGACTCCTGTGACTCTGGCACTACCATCAACATGAAGGGCAGTAACACCAATACCCATGGTAACTGTACCAATTCCATTGGTAGCACCAAGGGTGGTAATTCCAGTTACCCTAAGATTACTTGTTTGTAGATTGGTAGGTGTAGGTGCTGCTACCTCAACAGAACCATATGCAGTTGAAATACTTACATTTGTTCCTGCCGTGATTTGAGTAACCACACCAACAAATGTATTGGTGCCATCACCAACAATATTGTACAGTTCACTGAAGTTACTATTAATCTTTATACCACCATCCAGGAGAGTATCCCCTAAACCATCATTAGGGGAGGTTCCTGTATTAATACCTTGATATGCCATTTTTAGGGGGAGTCCTTTTCCTAGGTTTATTTATCCTTTATGGAGTGTAATTATTAAATCTGAGAATTCTTGATCTTGTCATCAGTGGTGATTTGTCCAAATTGCTATAAGGTTGAGCAATAAATTGTTTAGCAGTTATTGGTGATCTGCCAACAAAACTTACCTTACCCCAAGTGTATTCACCATAAATTCTGTTCCTCTCAAATATGCCAGTGCCATTTGGTGATCCAGCAACATTATCAAATGTGTCAAGTGTGCTATCAAAACTGATAATGGTTGATGAGAAATTGGTTCCTGCAATACCAGCATAATTTAACTCAACTCTTCTAATCATTGTCACACCAACACCAATGTTAGTCAGATCAGATGTAAAGTCATATGTTTTACTTACTCTGTAGATACCATCAAAATCAGGTAGAGTGCTGTAAAGACCCACATTTGAGTTATTTACAACAAAGTAATCATTCACCTGAAGTTCTGTTAATGTAACAGCAACCCCAACATAATATGGATCTCTCATGAATGAATCTTGTGGTATATACATTTCAAGAGTAACCAGTCCACCAGCAGATTGGGCAATACCAACAATCTGACCATAATCACCAAAGTAAGAACTTACACCAATCTCTTCTTGTTTTGGTTTGGGTGTCTCAATAATTACAGGTGGGGCAGAAGTGTATCCTGAACCTGCATTAGTTACATTTAAGACAGAAACTTGATTATTGAAAGCAGAACCAGTAGCTGTTGCTCTTCCTGTTGATGTAAATCCTGGATTAGCAATTGAGACTTGAGGTGCTGGCAAGACATCATAACCTGAACCAGGATCTACAATACTCAAACCAGTTACAGATCCATTACTAACAATCGCAGTTGCAATTGCTGACCTAATTTCACTTTGGTCAGTAAATGTCACATCAAATTGATACTCAATAAGTTGTGTCTCTGGTTCTGAGTCAAACAAAGGTCTTACTGTATCAACATAGCAGAACTCATCTCCAACATTGATGTCATTAATAACATATGCAGCAGGATAGATTTGTGGTTCATACTCAAGTCTATCTTTAGCAACTACCTCACCATCAATAAAGAGATCATCCTTTTGCTTGCACCACTCAATTGGTCTTTCTAAAGTAATATCAGTTGTAATACCTGGACCTGCATATGGGAATGTATTAACAGTATCAAGAGTGGTGATACCAGTAACAACTCTCTTGTCCTGCAACAATGAAATATTTTGTTGAGAACCTGGGTCATTCTTCAATTGAAGTGAGTCACCCACCTTGACTGTTTCAAGAATATCTACAAATACAACATCAATTTCTGGTGTTCCTTTATAGAAAATAATTGAACACTTGTCACCCTCCTTAGGAGCTTCAGTAAATTCTACAATAGAACCACCTGTAAAATTATATGCCTCTCTTGGAATTTGTAGAACATCATTAAGTGTAATAATCAATGCCTCATTTAGATCAATATCAGAACCATCAGCAGTTTCAATACCATATGCTTCTCCAGCAATTGAGAGATTGAACTTAGTGGTTTCACCATCAAATTGTGAATCTAGTCTATCAAATACATCAAGTTCTCCAATTGTAAATCCATTAAAGGTGTCACGATATACATTATCAACAATAACTTGGAACTCATTTGTTCCAAAGTCACTAGTAGTAGGAATACCAAGTGTGCCACCAACAGACACAGTTAATATCTCACTATTACCATATGCAAATCCACCTTGAATCAAATCAAAGGTTATAACACTTGAACCCTGACCAACCTGAATATCAACTCTAGCACCTGTTCCAATACCCTCTAATCCAGAATCACTGTAAATTAGTGGTAGATTTGCATAAGGAAGTGGTTTGTCAATTACAACTACAGGTGGATTAAACTGATCAAGACCAGAACCAAAATTGTAAAGATCAATGGATGTAATAATGCCAGCTAAAATATTTGCAGTACCAATTCCAATGATTGGTGCATTTAATTCTGATGATGTCAGTATTCCAACTGAAACATTAGTCTGAATACCTGATCTATAACCAGAACCACTATTTCCAATTGCAATTGATGTAATTGTTCCAGCAGAACTGACAAATACTGATGCACCAGCAGCAACTAATGGTTGATATCCAAATCCTTGTGTTGAACCAACAGCAGTAATATTACCACCTCTAGGAATGGTTGCCCTGTTAGGATCATCTTCAGATGATTGACTTTGACCAGTATATGTAATTGATGTTACACCAATGGTTTCACCAAGTGTAAAGTTGCCAGTTGCCTCCTGAGCACCAGTTGGTTCCTGAAGAATATTGGAATTAAGAACAATTGCCTGGTTTGTTGCAAATCCAGCAACATTATCTCCACCATCAATTGTTAGTGTAAACTCATTATCAAAACCATTAAACTGTGATTGAATATTATCAAATGTGTAATTGTCTTTATATGTGTGTTGATCTCCCTCAGGAATACCACTCCTCATAAAAACTCTTCCCTCAAAAGTTGAGGTGGTGGTTATACCAGTCCAATCCTGCTGATCAGGATCACTTGGAATTGGTTTTGGTTGTCTACCTTTAGGTGCTTCAGCAAAATGAATAGTATTACCGATAATATTGTAGTTACCACCTAACAATCTAACTGTGTCACCAATACCATGAGAGGCAACTTCTGTGCCCATTTGTGCTCTCAACACACTGAAACTGTTAGTTCCTGCTACTCCAATGTTTTGAAGGAGCATGATCTCATCATTAATTTGAATCAAATCATTTGCCTTAAATGACTGGATTCCAACTACAAGAAATGAGGGATCAAATATAATATTTGACACTAGATTAGTCTCAATCTTCACCTCTGTAATAGGTGCTTGAATCATATTGTCAATTGCAATCAGTGCTCTGGCATTCTGATTTGTTGCAATAATACTATGATCAGCGCCAACACCTACAGCATTTAAATTTAAAGGTACTGGAACTTTTGCTAATGCATCAGCAGCACTTTTTGCTAGACCAACAGTTACATCACTGTATTTGATAATATATGCTTCTTTTGGTAATTTATCAGTTAATCCAATTCCTGGAACTGTAGTTGCAGCAATACCAATTGCAAATTCTGAGTCAATCTTAGAATTAGAATATACATATTCTACTTTCTCACCAGTAACAAACTTATGATTTGGAATTACAATAGTGTTGTTAGAAAGATTAACAACTCCAGGATCATTACCTTTGAATGCTTGTCCAAAGATGGGAACCCCTTTAAAGAACAGACCAAAATCCTTCTTCTTGTCAAATTCTTGACCAGTGTAGTCTCCTGTTCTTGTTACTAGATTGAGTAAATTAGTCATTCATTTAAAGGTTTAAAGTTGAGATATTAACCAAGATTAGCAGAGGTAATTCCTGTGACACCAAGATCATTTTGCATTGTCAAAGCAAATGCTCTGACCTTACAATCAATATTTGCAACAGGAGTAAATGTTACATTTATATTATTGCCTGTTGATGTCAGTCCAACAGTGCCAAGACCTGTTATACCAGTATTTACCCTAGCAAACTCAACAAAGTTTTCTTCAAATATATTATCTAGAGAAATTAATTCAAATGACTCATACTCATTGTTTGTTGTATCTTCAACTGAAACATAGAAGTAACCTGCTGCATCAGGTTCATAATAAGAACCAATGACTTCAGCAGTTGGTGTTCCAGATGAGGCAATATCTTTAGCATATGATGAAAGATTGCAAATATCCAAATCAATAGTGCCAATACCACTAGCATTCTCATCTGCAACTGCAATCACACAAGCACCTACAGAAAGTGCTGCTCCAACAGTTGGATTAAATTCAATTACAAGATTGCCACTATCAATTTTTCCACTAAATGTTCCAAATCCAGATAAACCTGCTAACTCACTAGATGCTGTTATGTCACCATACTGCATCAAGGATACATTTGTACCATCATGAACAACATTAAGTTCATTTCCAAAATACTTATCATTATCAATGTCCTCAATCTGAACAATCAATTTAGCAGATCTGTAAGTAGCACCAATTGAAACAACTTCAGTTTTAGAACCAGATATTTGAGTAGAGGCAGATGAAATATTTACCACATCACCAAGTTGAGTGGAACCCACACCAACAGCATTATTTAATAGTGAGAATGAGAAGATGGATACTTGATAGTTATTATATACAGGTGAGACTGGATAAAAATCAAGAGACCATTGATTGTCATCAAATTTAGCATAATCAAAATGACCTAGTGGAGTAACAGTATCAACAATAGCAAACTGGTTTACATAACCTTGTGTGCCATCCTGCATCACAGTTACCATACTGCATTGCTTTCTGTCTTGGAGTTGAGTGTCCTGAACAAGAGTAAAGATTTTATTATGGGTGTAATCATTGTCAAAGAAGGCAATGGGTTCAAAAGGTTCTGGTCTGATGTCATCATCAAAACCACCACCTCCGCCGCCACCGCCGCCTCCGCCGCCACCTCCACCACCGCCGCCTCCGCCGCCTCCTCCTTCGCCCCCACCAGATCCAGTAGCAGGATTGCTGAGGTCATCAATGTCAAGAACTCTATTACCTTTGGATTCAAAGTAATCAATCAGAATTTTATTCTTGAAGACTATGGTATCTGATACAATCTTAGAACCTTCAACTTCAATGGTTCTTTCTGTAGCAGCATCAAAATCAGGGAAGCAATTTAGACTAAATTCACCAACAATATCAACAGTTGTGTCTAAATCAATCTCAACAGGTTTGGTAACACTTACTGCCTCATTTTCAATAACCAAATCTGCATATTTTTGGAAACCAGCAGTATGGTTGAGAGCACTTACAGCATCATCCCATGTTTCAAGATCAATTCTTGACTTAATTGAATAAGAGAAGTTTTGATAATACTCATTGTTAGGAAGAACTTGCAGATTGTCATTCAGGACACCAGAGTTTGTCTGCCATCCATCAACAACTGTTGCACCTGCACCAATTCTTACAGTGGTAAAGAAGTTCTTTCTTTCCTTAACTTTTGATTTAATTTGTGAACTATCAGATTCAATAATAGTGCCTGGTTCAAAGAATCCACTAGAAGCAACATAAAGAGTTTGACTGACTGGATCCCATCTCTCAACATGACCATCTGAAACACCATTAGTTACAGTCTCTCCATCAAAGAAGTCAGATATCTTCAATTTAATATCAAAGATTGGGAAGAATGACTCAGGTGTTACATAGGCAGACCTAGTTGTAACAACTCTACCTGGGTATTCGCCATTCTGTAAACTATCAGCAAGACTATACTCAATATAAGCACCTGAACCACCTAATTGGGAATCAAGACCAGTAACAGGGAAAAGTGTGTAGTCATAGTTGTCAGAATTATAACCTTTACCATCAGTATTGAAACCAATGGCAATATTCTCAACAATTATGTTTTTGCCTACTTCAAATGGGAATTCAGAGGCAGTGCTGAATTGCTTGTTCAGGTAAAGTCTAACAATCTTATTATTCTCAAAATAAGACATTGAACCAATACTAAATCCATTTGGATTGTTGATTGGGATGATACTAGGAGTAACATTGTTCAGTGAGATGGTATTCTTTAGAATTTCAACCTCTGTCTCTTGTCTTTCAAATTTAAGTTCAACATCAGTGATTTGTTTATTAGTTAAACCATCAATTACCACCAATTCAGGGTCTACAAAATAATTGACACCTGCTGAGGTAATTCCAATATAATCAAATTGAGCAAGAGGTTCAATCTTAAGAATTTCAGGTGTGTTACCTGCTGCAGTAAGTGTTTTATCTGATGGATAACCAAAACCAATATTATTGACTCTATAATCTAAGATTTGACCAATTGATGTGCTTTGAGGTTCAAGCAAACACCCTTCACCTTCTTTGGTGATGATTTTATCAAAACCAGGAAGTGACTTATAACCAACACCCCTGTTTACAAGACTTACATCACTAATTGGACCATATGCACTTCTTGAGTTTGTTGTGTAACTAATATTGGCATTACTTTCAGTATAAGTATCAGTTTGGTCCTTAACATTAAGAACATTAAACTGGAAGGTATTGGAACTTACACCAACAACCTGATGTCTTCCATCATACTTACTTGGTACTGTATTAATCTGATTATACTGAGGAACAGTCTCATCAATGATTAATTCCTTTTGGAATGAAGGTACAATATTGGTATTGACAATATCAAACTTATAGAATAGGTTTTTGGGAACATTATCACTAATTCTGATACTAAGACTTGCATCTGTTGTTATGCCAACATCACCAGTTCTTTCCACCTCAAATGCACCTGAACCCTCACCAACCAAGAACTCATCCTGATATTTGTCATCAGTGGTAATCTTCATTGAGAATGCAGAGAATGGTGTCAATGCATTAGTGAATCCCAATGATGAATCAGACAAATTGAACTTGTAGGTTCTGTTTTTCTGTACTTTTAACCTTGGGTTGATTCTGGAGAATGTAGCAGTTTTAGCAGTGCCAATATTTACAAATTTAGGAAAGTCTTTGCCAACCTCTGAAATCTCCTTAATTAATTTAATTTTATTATCTTCAATTGGATAAACATAATACATATCCTCATGAACCATGCCTACAGATGGTTCAACTGCAGAATAAATAATTTTATCACCAAGAAGATACTTATCCTTAGGAACTGTCCAGGTGCTAGTGGTAGCATTTACATCTGCTTCCTCAATAACATCTGGGTCAAATACAATTCTTCTATTGTAAGTATTGTAAATGACATTGATTGTTTCAGTGTCTTTTGGATTAAGATCAAAGTCAATAAAGTCATTAGTTGACATTCCATGACTGTCAGCAACACTGACTGTCACCACATTCTTAGATACTCTACCTTTTAAGACATTTGGTCTATTTGTAGTAAAACTATGAGTATCACCTGTGCCTACATTAGTAAAGAATAATATACCACCCTCAAGACCTGTATCAGTTAATGTTGTAAATGCACCTACATAAGTTCCCTCTGAATTTACTCCAATTTTATTAGTTGAGATGCCAATATGATCATTGTCAAGAGGTGTGGCAAATAGGTTGACATTATCTGATAAGTTGAATATAGATGATGTCTCAATACCACTCCATGCTCTTACAGGATTGGCACTACCACCAGTGCTATAAACAACTGGTGTGTTGGGTGAGATTCCATGACTAGGGAGGAATATCATTTGCTCCCTTACAAATCTAAGTGTAGTTCCTGCACCTGGGTTCTTAATGCCAAGAGTTGCACCTGCTCCAGGTTGTGCAAGTGAACCAAGTCCTACTTGCTCATTGGGGTCAAAATAGTATTGATTATTATTTCTATATCTCTTGGTAGTGGTAATGCCAGAGGTGTTGAATACAAACTTATTTGTTTCCTCTCTAAAGAGAAGACCAGCAGAGTGAGATGTACCAACAGTATTATCTTGCTCTCTTAAGACTTTAATTCTGCTGCTAAGATTATCAATAGTAAGAACTTTTACTCTTTCAGACTGAATTGTGAGAATATCATTCTCTCTCAACAAAGATGACTCAAGACCTCTAATGGTCATAAAGGTAGACACACCAGTTTGTGATGCAGACTGAATACCAATCATAAGTTGGTATCTTGCTGTTGCTACTCCAATATTGTAAGAACCAGCAAATCCCTTGAAGTCCTCATTAAGATTGTCAATATTAATAATGTCATTTGTATCAAATTTATGAGGTTCTTGAACAAATGCAACAAATTGTGAATTACTCTTACCAGGTATGAAAGTTACACCCTGGAATTGAGTAGTAGCAAGACTTACATTGGTGACTCTATCACCTTTAATAGAACTGACTCTCCATCTAGCATTTCTTCCACCAGTGTTAGTTTCATCAAAGATGATGTTATCATTAACTTGATAATTATCTCCACCATCAATAATTCTTAAAGAGTCAACACTGCCTCTTGAGGTTGCAGTAATATCAACAGATTGCTTTCTTACATTATTTGAGTTATAGATGTAATTGTAACCACTGCTTCCTGCATTAGTAAAATAGTTAGTGGTATTTCTAAACCAAGCATTCTTCTCAATATCATAATCTGTTTGATTTGATGTTCCTTTGTAATTAAAGTCAGAGGGTTGTGATCTAAATGTATTTCCAATCACATATGGGAATACAGGTCTTCTAAACTTCTTAAAAGGACCAGATGAATCAATATCACTGCTAATTGTGCAGAAGTATGCATAAACACCAAGTGGGAAATCAGGTGTTACACAGAATCTGCCATTATGCTCATCAAGGTCACCATCAGCAGTATATTCAAAATCATCCACAAAGAAACCATTAGGATAGATGTTAAATGATGGTCTGTTTTGTGGTGTGGTTGTTAACTTGTAACTAGAGACCATTCTCCTTACAAATCCAGTTCCATCCTGATTTGCAAAACCATATGGTCCATAAATTGGGTTTCCATCATATGCCCAACCAATAATTGGTGAATGATAGATATTATCAATTTCTTCACCTGCAGAATTCTTTCTAAGATCAAATGTACCATATTGAAGGTTGTCTTTATCAAATCCATCAATAACAGTTGCTGCTTCTCTAAGAGATCTGGCAGCATATAAGTGTGCATACTCTAATTCTTTATTTGACAGGTTTTCTGAAAGAATACCATCATCTTCAAGGATATTATTGAAGTATCTCTCAAATAGGTTTACATTCCAACCTCTAATGTTTGCATTAGTCCTTGTCCCACTACCTGATGCAATAACATCAATTGAGGTCTTTCCTGCCTCATAACCAGCACCACCTTTTACAACAAATATGCTCTTTATTTCTCCATTATTGATAACTGGAGTAAGAACAGCAAAATTGCCAGTCTCATTGGCACTGATAACATTAAGGTCAGGTGGAGAGTTATATCCAGTACCAGGGGACAGAACAACTACCTCTGAAATTTGACCATTGGAGATAATTGGTTGTAAAACAGCACCTTTACCAGATTGGAACTCTAGACTGGGTTGCCTTCTGAAGTCAATGATCTCAGATGAACCATATCCAACACCACCATTGAGTAAGTCAATAGATTGGATACCACCTCTGAATACAGGTTGTAATTCAGCATCATAAAGGAGAATATTACCAATAAATGGTTCATCACTAATTAACCAGTTAGCACCTTCAGAAACTAAGACATAATACTCATCAACATTCAGTGCTTTAAGAATTTCTGCCTCTGTATCAGTCCAAGCAAGCACCTGAACAGGAGTAATGATGTTTTCATCAATTGGTGATTCAATAATGAACAATTCTTGGAAATCTTCAACAAATGACTTATCATAAGATGCAGCAGCACCTTCTACAGAGACAGTAATGGGTTGATAGTTGAATGAACCATTGCCCTCTTGCCTAAAATCAATAATAACTCCATTATCAAAGAAGAAGTTAGTTGGAATAGTTCCAATACCAACTTCTGTTAGTGAGAAGGCATTATCATCAACTTTAACAACAAAATAATCAGTACTAATTTTTAAACCAGGGATTGGTTGGTCTCCTGGGTTGTATCTAACAATTTCTCTTGACTGATAACCATGACCTTTGATATTAACAGTGTTGAGAGCAGTGTTTATACCTGCTTGTGGGATTGTTCTCTTCTTGCTCTCATAATTTTGACCAGGATTGGTTATAATAACAGATGAAACAACTTGCTTGGGTTCTGTTGCTGAAATAAATTGAGTACCCTCACCAAAACCAGTAAATTCTACTGTATTGATGCCAACCAAAGCATCAGTCTTGGTATTGTGCAGTTTAATTGCTGTTTGACTGAAGATAGAGACATAATATTGTGAATCAGTGATTAGACCAGCAATTACCTTTGTCCCTCTGGGTTCATAGATGACACTTTCACCATCTAGGAACTTATGATCACTTGAGAATGTAATTTGGTTAATATCAATTCTAGTTTCTTCTAAAGTGCCATCAGCAAGGAACGAATTCTCATGTTTGATGGAAGTCAACCTTGGTTCTGCTGCTGCACCAAAACCATTACCACCACTAATCCTAATAAATGGTGGTTGTTGGTATCCAAGACCCTTATCAAGGATATCAAGTCTCTCAAGTTGTCCTCTTACATTAACAATACCAGTTGCACCAACTCCAACATCATCATTAATGACTAAAACTGGAGGATTGATAACATCATACCCTTTACCAGGTGCAGTAATGGTAAAATCTTCAATATTTCCATAATATACACTATTTTGAGATTTATAGTTTAAAAGTTCAACTCCATTTTTGAAAATTCCATTAAATCCAGCATTTGTTGTATAAATTTCGCTTCTATTTACAGGATTTGGGATTTCTCTGTAAATTCCCTGTGGTGCAATCTCTTTTTGATAAAAATCAAGAAGTGTTACAGATGCATTTGTTACAGAACCATTAAAAGTGATGAAAATCTGTCTTGCAAGGTCTGCTTTTGACCTGGAAAGTTTAATTCTTCTCTCATCCACTCTTTGGATGAAATATGCACCTGATGTTACACCCTCAAACCCAGTTCCATTGGATTCAAAGTATAATGCATCACCAGTATAGAAAGAATGGTCAGGAACAGTGGTTGCATTAGTGGGAAGTTCTAATATTTCAGTGCTTTGTAGGGTTGAACTGAAAACAATCCTTCTGTCAAAAGGATTGGTCTCCAAATTATTGTACTTAGGGATGCTATTTGAAGCAATAAGAGTAGAACCATCATATTTTGCGTAAGTGTTCTGTACGTTTGCTGTATATTTTTCAATATAGGAATATTTTGTAGAATCACCCTTTAAAGTTTGATTCTCAATTGTATAATCGCCAGTAGTTAAGAAATTTTGTTGGAAAGCAACAACAATTTCAGTATCTGATTGTACTCTGGAGACAACACCAGGCAATGATAAGGTTCTGTCAGGATTTTCAAGGAGTACAGAGTAACCTTCTTGTAAAAAATGGGTATTATAGAACTCAAAACCATACTGGAATGCTGCTGCGTCCAAAAGTGTGGTAGTTTTTACCTGCCAGTTAGTTTTTACATTGAGTGTCCAGTTATTATTCTTCTTTCCAGGTGCTTCATAACCCAAAGATCTCAAATTAATGGTATCATTCTTCAAATAAGAGTGAGTTTTCTCATCTTGCTCAAAATCTTTGATAGAACCAGTGAATCTTACCTTAACTTGCTCTGTTGTATTAAATCCAACAAAGGCAAATGCATAAGTTTCAAGTGCAATATCACTTATTTTAGGAATATTGTTGTCAACACCTGTTACATTGAAGAATTGAGTTGATGTTTTGGTGTCATACTTTAAACGAAGCAGATTTTGGTCAACATCAAAGACTTCTAGGGTGCCACTTTGTGGAAAACCAACTGTGGAATCAACATCAATGAAGGTTTGACCTGCTCCAACCTCATTTAAGATCTTAGTTTGAGGGTCTGGTTCAAATTCACCATAGATTGAACCTGTCACATCAGTGTCTCTAGCATAACCAGAGTCAATACTGATCTGATAATACTGAAAATTGTCATATGGAATCTGTTGCACATTGGTAACAGAACCTCTAGCACCAGTCAACTGCTGATAGAGGGTCAAATTCTTCAAATCAAGAGGGTCACCCTGCAGTTTTTCAACAACAAAGTCCTTTGTTACCTTATAATTTGCATTTGAAGGTGTTAAAAGGAACTGAGAAGGTTTAATAACCTCTACATCTTCGCCATAAAGTGCCCTAAAGAGTATTTCAAAGGACTGATCAGTGCCTTTTGAGCTGTAGAAACTGTCAGCATTGTAGATAAAGTTCCTTTCATCTAAATTTCCAAAGAAATTTCTCTCAGAAAACCCAGGAGTAACCTGTTTTTTCAGTTTTTTGAGGAATTTTTGGAGAAAAATGACATTTAAGTTCTCAACTCTGGCACCTGAACTGTGTGATTCAGTCTCTGTTGAGTCAAAAGTTAGTCTGTCAGGTACTCCAGGTGTTGTATATGTTGTAATTCCACTAAATCCTCTCTTAATTCCTTCAAAAGAGGTGTCTGTTTTGGTCTCATAGAAGATAATTTCATCATCAATCTTAATTAAACCATCAGTATCAACAAAACCTACTGTACTTTGAACATCAATACTGCTAGAATAGAAAGTAACATCAGCAGTAAGAGCAGTTTCATTCTCTAAATTGCTTAATTCATCAACTTTTACATACTGATCAATGTTTTTAAGGATATCACCAGGTCCACTTTGGGTCTCCAGTGACACATAATACTGTTCTAAGAACTCTGTCAGCAGAGGAAAGTCTTCACGAACGTACCTAGGAAGTTGACTAGCAACAATTTGCTGTAATTTTACTCTATCTACTGCCATTTGTAATTCTTATTAGTATCCTGAGGAAGATGGTGAAGAAGATGATGCTACACGAGTTGTAGTATAGGAAGGTCTAGTTGGTGCAGATCCAATAGAACCAGGTACTCTTGCTGGTGATTGAGAGGGACCTATTGGTTGATCTGAAGATGCACTCAGTTCAGGAACAGTTGTGATTGGGGTTCCCCTTACCAAAACATTTGAACTGTAACTAGAGGACACAATGTAGTTAGAACCTGATACATCATTGCCAGATGCAATGTTATCCTGAACAACATCAACTGTTGTATTATTTACATCAAGTTGCAGATAGAGATCTTGGAGACCAATAACATCATTTGAGAAAGGTGAGGCAGAAACCTCTACCAGTGGTGTGCTCCTATTAACAGAGGTACTAATAATGTTGATTGGATTTAATTTAATTTCACCTTTTTTGTAATCAATTGTGCCAACATTCTGTTTTACAGTAATTGGTTCTGATGGGGAGTTCAATCTAAACAGGAACAGAGAACCCTTTGAGAGGTCCCCAGTTGCCTTGTCACCAAGGTAAACAGTACCATTGATACCTGCCACCTGGAAACCAGATGATCTAATATTATAACCAACTAAAGTGCCATTATAGACAGCACCATGACCATGATTCTTAATGTAGAATCTATTACCAAAACACAGTTCATACTCTGCAAAAGTATTTAACTGTGCTTCCATATCCCTTCTAATATCAACTTTTGTGATGTTAGAGGTAACAGCATCACTACTGTTATCAATTACACCTTGGAACTTGGAGAATTTAAATCTTGCACCAAACTTGTTAAGTTCTGATGAGTCTGAATACCTTACAATACTCTTTGTAACATTATCCTGTACAGCAGTAGCAGAAGGTGTTAGGTTTGTGTTATAGTAAATCTCACAGTCAGGTTCAATGTAAAGATACTTAAGGTCTACAATCTCAGTCAGAATACCAGCAACTGAATATCTCTTGATTGCTGCTTGTAGGTTCTCCTTAATGGCAGAAGAAAGGAAGATACCATTATAAGGTTTGATACTAATAAAGACTTTACCAAAGAGGGGTGGGTTAAGATCCTCACCACCAAATGCTGAAACAGATTGTGCCTCAGGATAAATCTTAGGAATCAGTGCCTCATAGTCAGCAGCAGTTACTGCTCTGTTCTGTGAAGCATAGATTTGTGGAGCATATTTTTTGATTGATTCTACAGATTCAATGTTCTTACCACCACCAGACCTTTGCTCAGTAGTAATGACTGATACTCTAGAACTAATAATATCACCATTGTTTGATTCTAAGTTACCAATAAACTTAAATCTCTCAATGCCATTGGCAATAGGACCATTTGTTACAATATAACTTGCTTCAACATAATTCTTATCTTCTAACTTCTCACCAAAAATACCATCACCAAACAATAACTCATATCTCTCATTAGAGATCTCTTGTAAGAAGTATGCCCTGGTGTCAGCAGTTACATCAAACAAACTATCAAATAAAGTAAATTTCTTAGTAACAGTAGAATCCTTTGTATCTCTTACAATGACTGAGAGTAATCCAGTATCAATAGAGGCATTGTTTAAGATAAACTTCTGATTGGGATTCTTGGCATCTACAGTAAATGGTTGTGTAATATATGTTCCTTGGCAAATCTTAATATCTTTGAATACTGCTTGTCCTCTTGAATTAACTGGAACAGTGATATCATTAAGAATAGAATAGACGTAATTCCTTGATCTATTAGTTTGTGTAGATGTAGAGGTCATTACAGACCCTGCTTTCAGTGTTACAGTCACTGCTGTAGTAGCAGATGCATCAACTGTAAATGTTACCCTGGCAGCAGATGCCTTCTTTGATCTGGGCACATATCCAATATTTCTTGCCAGAGAGACTACATTCTCTCTAAGAGTTGCACTATCAATGAACACCTCATTAGATACCATATTGGCATTGTATGAAGTGATGTAAGTATTATATGCTAATGTATCAATAATTGTTGATAGATTGGACCCTTCAAAATCATAATCAGTAAAGTTGGAGTTCGCACGCAAATAATCCTTAATGGACTCCTTTATCTGATCAAAATCTAAGTCGCTAAAATTAACTAGTGGCATTTACCTATTGGGCTGTAATGCAAATGATAATTGTTGTTGTAGTGCATTAGCACCAACTATAAAGTATCTAATAACAACATCAAATTCATTAGAGTCAATATTGGCACGTACATCTACTGCAGTCAATCTAACTCTTGGTTCATATATTTTGATGGTTCTTTCAATCTCAATCCTAATTTGATCAGCAGTCTGGTTGTTCACTTGTTCAAACAGTAACCTGGTGACATAACAACCACAATCTGGTAAAAATGGTTTCTCACCAGGTACTGTAAGAATTAAATTACGAATAGATCTGTTAATAGCAGTTTCATTCTTGATGGTAACCAAATCATAGTTGATGGGGTTTACCTGGAATGATGCACTAACATCCTTAAAACCTTGACTGACTCTTTCTAGAGGCACTTAATTATGTTACAACAATTCTGACCTATTTAGAACACTAATCTTCAATAAGTGTTACCTGTTGAGAGCCACAAGTACACTGATGATCAGGGTGAGAACAATCAGTTGCCTCATAAAATCCGTCTTCAACAATTGTCTTGCGTTGCTTAGGGGTTTTGTCATCATTTGCAATCTCCCTTAACATTTTCTGATGCTGGTCATTTGCTAGGTTGTCTAAGAAATCATGCATAGTTATCCTCTCATAATGTTAGTATCTAGGTCTTTGATCTCATACATGTAATGATCTGATGTTTCAATTCTTCGCTTATTCTCTACACTGTACACTGTAGTATCAATCTCAAATCCAGGGTTCTTCTCAATCCTGTTAAATGTCCATGCATTGTCATACCATATGATCCTGTTATTAGGATAGGCATAATAGTTACCATTATCCATCTTGAACAGGTGGGCACACTTATGTTCAGGTGTCTCAGAGAAGTTCAGGTCAGGTACACCTTTGTTCTCCCAACTCCAGTCAAAGGTCCACATATAACTGCCCTTGACCTTCTTACCATCAGGACGAATCAGTTCTGCTTCAAGACCAGCTAATCTATGACGCCTTTGGACATCAACATAAGGACTAAAGCAGTCCCAGTACATTGTATCCTCCAGGGGTTCAATGGGTGCTTCAGGGTCCCAGCAGAAGGCATGTAGAGGACGTCTGGTCCAGTTCACGCCATTCTCCAAAAATGCCTCAAAAAGCAATGCACGCTTTTCAATGCTAGCAACACTATGGACATCACATCTAGTGACTTCTCCATGTCCTTTCTTATGATTGTATAAGAACTCATTACGTATGTAACAAGACCAATCAGGTAAACTGTGATTTAAGTAAGCCAATCTCTTTCTCCTGGAAAATAGTAATCAGTAAGTTCAGTGTCCTTAGTTATATCAGATATTGCATACAGTCTGCCACTACTCCTCTCATATGCCACATTAGGTTGATGAGAGTGATTGATGTAATATTGTTGACCTAAGTTCCTGAGGGAATCATCAATCCAAAATCCCTTCTCATTATTATAGGTCATCTTGCTGAGATACGTGCGTACTTCATCAGGCATATCTGAATCATACACTTGTACCTGCCAACCAGGTTCAAAGATTAATGTGTCCTGTGGAATGTCCATCAGAGCAAAAACCCCTACACCATCACACACCTTACTAGGAGCCAGATAGGTCCATAAGGTTAAATTGTAGTCTGCTATTTGCCAATCATCCATAGAGGTTAAACGCGCTCATAAGACTATTATACCATAAAAAAAGTTCCTTAGAGCATTCCAAGGAACATAATGATGAAACAAAAGATAGTGAAGAGCATCAGTGAGATACCCATGAGGTAAACCCACTGAGGAATATTATCCTCTCCCTTGTCCACGATAACGCTTCTTCTTGTTGTTACTGCTACTTGCAGCATACTTTGTGTGCTGCCCAGAACCCTGTCTAGTTTTCTTGGGTTGGGATTCAATGAAGACATTGCCCAACAGTGACTTCTTTACTTTTGCCATTTCTTTGGTCTCCCTAATCTTTTACATTTCTTACAGTCAGGTCCATTACATCCCCAACCATTGTGGCAGTAATCACATCCTTTACCACCACATTCATTACATACCCAATGAGTTTCCTCAGATGACACGCGTCTTCTCATGTCCCACTCTAATGCGTGGATCACACCAGATCTCATATCCAGACTCAATAGCATCCAGACAGAAACTTACATCCTCTCCACACATATCCTGGACAGCACCTGACTCAAACACCTGCATCTTAGGAGCAAACCAAGGATACTTCATACCCTCATTCTCAAAGACACCCTTCTGAATCATCACCCATCCAAAACCAGTATAGTCAACAGTAAATGGTTTCTTACGCTTAGTAATACCATCAACCATCTCATGGTTCATCACACCACCATTATTACGGAAGTCATCCTCTTCCAGCCAATGTGCCACAGAGGTCGTCCTACCGTCCTCAGTACTATACCATCCTGCTACAATCTGCTTCTCTTCATTCTCTGAGTTCAAGGCAAGATCACACAGTTGCCAGAACTTCTCAGTGTTGAAAATAATATCTGAATCAATCCACAGTTGGTAATCATACTGCAACTTACCATCCCAGGGTACTTGATCAGGTCCTCTGAGGACATTTGCTCCCAGGCACTTGCATCTTGCAAAGTTCACCATAGAAGAGTAATCCTGACTGATCTGGATTGACATGCCATTCTGCACCAGATCAAAACATAACTGCACAAAGTTCTTCATAAAAGCATATGAACAACCACGCCCTGGCAGACAGAAAACAATTGCCTTGCCCTTCATCCTTGCCTTGATTGCATCATAATCCCATTCTGCAGCAGGCTTCTTTGTTGCCTTTGGCGCTGCTGCCTTTACTGTAAATCCTTTTGCCATGATAGTTAATTCACTACACATCAATTATACATCTTATTTAACTCAGTGTCAAGGATGTGAGTGTCTAACTTAATTACTGATATCCTCTCTTTTTTGTAGAGGTGTCACTACCTCATATGAGAGATCTTCAGCAACATAGTCTGTTTTCACCAGTCCCACTAGATTCTGTAGTGTATCCCAGGATGACTTGAAATTCTTCTCATCCAATGAATGAAGTACACACTCATTCTTCAAATATATGTGGTAAAATTTCTCTTGGGAGTCCAAAAGGGGCGCCTCCTTAAGTCTTTATATCAACACAGTATATAACAAAACCCTGTGGGCGTCAAACCTACAGGGGGATTTTTTTTATATGGAAATTTTTTTATTTTGAAATATATCTCAAAGGGGTATATACTTTTGTAGGTTAGGTTATGACCCTTTTTTCGCTTAGGGGGGTCGCTACACCGCCCTTCAATAACATTTAAGGGGACTAAATCACTGTCCCTTAGTGTTACTCACAGTCTATCACATATGCCCCCCAGTGTCAACTAGGAGGCACACAGTAAGCATCACATAAGTATCAGAATGTCAGTTCCTCCAATGTACCTGAGTTGACTGCATTTTGGGCACCATTAGTATCACCTTGGTCCTCACAGATTGCATCAAGAATCTGCAGAATTTCATTGCCATTGCGACCCTTACGCAGAAGGGAAACCATAACAGAAGTAGACATGGAGTTTGTGTTAGTTAGTGTGAAATGTAGTGAGTTTAATGACATCACCAGGTCACACAGTTTCTAACAGTCAGAGCAGAGATTTCTGCTTCTTTCTGATAGCACTGGGCAGCACTGTTACTTTAACTTTCTTACCTGTTGCTTTGATGTCATCAATGGACTGTAGCAGTTGTTGATAAGAATTCATGAGTGGATTGCAGTGCTTACATCATAGTGGACCTTTGGTGGTTACTAATAATAATACCACCAGGATTGGGATTTGTCAAGTGTCACATAGTGGAAAATGTGCAGGTGGGCAAAGTGTCACTGAGGGGGTTGACATTTCTGAGAGTTGATGATAGACTGCTGCCTAAGATCACTATAAGATGAGACCTTTGTGGAGGCATTCTAAGGGTCTTCAGAGACACTTAGCAGGGCATTGGGATACACTTTCCAGCGTATTTGACCCTCTGAATACAACACTTAAACATATTAAAAATAACATTTATAAATGTATTTTAATGAAAAAGTGCTATTTATGAGGGTATTTTGGGGTTCATTTGCCTATATCACCCTGTGAAGTTGCTTCCAGGTTCTGTTCACTATAAGAGGCACAATTTAGCAGTTCTGGGTAATACTCATTGACATCTTCTAGCAGTTCTGAGAATGTCAAACTATCCTGATCTTTGCTGATATAATCATATAACATAGCAAGGCAATCATCTAGGTCTAGACTATCAATAATCTGCTGAACATACTTGTCCTGAAGTACATCTCTGTCAATGATGTTCTCTTGAATTGTGTTACTCATGATGCACTCCACTGATTAGTTTTAATGAGATACTTCTTGATTTCAGTATAACAGAATTTCTTTAATCTGTCATCATCTGTGTTATTCATTGCATCATACAATCTGTTAATATAAGCATCAAATGTAGTGACTGGAGATATATCTTTCTTACTTGTATATCCTAGTTCTGTGTTACCATTAGTTCTGACTTTTGCCTTTCCAAAGTTACCAGTTACCTGACCAGTTGTTCTTAGTTTGGGTTTGATTTTTGAAAGGTTTGATGATGCAATCATTGGATGATGTTTGATGGTTTAGATGTGAGTCTTCTTAGAACTTCTTGCCTTTCTCTATAGATCTCATTCATGTTGTTATCTAATAGGTCAATACCTAGATTAACAACTAAGAGAGTGATGATGAAGAAAAATATAAGTTTCACAGTTCCTCCAGCATATCATTGAGTTCACAGATATTAAGATCTGATGATGTATAAGAAACACCATCTGGGGTTTCTGACATAAACTCAGTCAGGAATTCTGCAAGAGCATTGTAACCATAATCCTTGTAATCTAGGGCAAGGTTATACAAACCCTCATCATTTTGCAACCAGAGAGCAACATTCCAAGTGGAGTAATTAGTCCAACCATTGTAAGTTGTATCAGTCAATTGTGTTTGATAAGTTGAAGTCATAATGTGAAAGAAAAAAGATTTAGTGGGAGAGGAGAAACAACACTAGTGAAGAAGTCTGAGAATCAGAGAAGCAACCTAGTGGAGAAATCCTGCTTACACTATAGGAGACATTTAGAGGTAACTAACTTTATTAGGCAGCAATTGCACAATGGTCATTATACTGAACAAAGATAGATTCACCACACTCAGGTTCAATAGGACCAAACTTATAGCAATTCTCAGATGACTTATAGATAGCAGATTTGCTGATCAATCTATCATCTACAGTGCCATTTGATGTGACAATTGTTGTCTCAACATAGGGATAACCTTGCACCTCAATCATATCAATAATCCAAGAATACATTTCACTTTTGCCATCAAACATTTTGATGGTAGTAATATCACCACCAGCAATTGCAACATATGCACCCCTGAATTCAGGGTTCATTTGTGAAAAAGTGAAGTTCATTTGGATTTGAGTCATGCTTACACTATAGGAGACATTTAGAGGTAACTAACAATCTACTTTGCTTGTTGCACCTGCTCAGTGTTATTCATGCTTGACATTCCTGTGAATTCATGTACCTTATCCCCTACCATATATCCACCAGTTGCACCAAGGATTGCACTCCCTAAGACTAACCACATACGCAGATGGAAATTAACATTAACTGAATACTTTGAACTATACTTATACCCTGCAAATAGTCCTCCAATTCCTGTTACCAGTGGCAGCAACATCCACGCAAACCAGATACCAACTCCACCTATAATCAATGCACCTAAACCTAATGCAGATCCTAGATCAAGTTCATATCCACCACCACTAGATTGTGATGATGTGGTGTTAATCGCCTCAGCAGAACTTCCACCCTTATTTGCACCTGACTTCTCTAATGTATCCTCCCATTCTTCTTGAATAGCAGCAGTATCACGCCTTACATTGTAAACCTTAGCACCAGGATATTGTGCGCTAAGTGCAGCATAGGCATACTTACTTGTGCTTGGTCCACTGATACTTACCTCACAAGGAGTGTAACCTTTACCAGTGATATTTGCAGTCCAAGTAATAGGTTTTGCCATGATGAAAAATGTAAAGAATGGGAGAGAGTTAAGTGTTAATCAACGTCTGTAGAGAAAACTACCAAATTGATCAATAATATGGGGGTTTTCATTTAATCCTTCAATGCTGAATCTGATACCCTTAGCAGGTGCTTTGTATGATGCTGGTTTATACACAGCACCATCATTTTTATCAACAAACATAAAGCAACTGCGACTCTCCCTGACAACACCATCCCACACATTCTGTTGCCATACTTTAATATATTTGCGACCTACTTCCATGCTCAGCATAGAATAGTGGTTCACATTATTCTCAAGGGCATTTACTTTCCACTCATTGTTTACAGTCTCAATGAGTGCTTCAGTCAGAAATTCTGCTTTTGTTTGTGTGGTTGTCATTGGATCAGTCATGCTTACACTATAGGAGACATTTAGAGGTAACTAACAATAATCATGCCATACCTACTGGGTCCATAGTATCACAAACTGAATCACACAGTTTGGTAACTAACTTATCCCTAAGTTCAATATCACCCACATAATGTTGGTGAAAGAACTCATCAACAATAGAGTCAATGTTTTCCATCAACTGTTCACGTTGTGTGAGAAATTCAAGTCTGTCCATGATAATAAAAAAAGAAAATTGTATTTAATAAATGTTAGTCCAGCGTGTATGTTGCTCCTGTGTGATACGATGCTGCTCTAGCATACCATCACATATAGTCACAAATACATGAAATTTCTGATACTTATCCAATGATGGATGTTGATCTGCTGTTTCTTTAATAACCTTCAATAATTGTGTTTTAGTCATGAGATTGATTTAAGGAAAAGAACAAAAATGACACCAAGACTAGTAAAATAGAAATACTTAATAGCAAACAGCATTATCCTCCCAAACATCATAAAATTCAGACCACATATCATCATTGGATACGAATGATTCACCAATCATTTCACATACCCAATCATATGCCATCTCACAATCTGCATTGCATTCTACAATGAATTGTGGCAATTGTAGGAGGATTTCTTGAAACTTAGTCATTTGTGTTGTGTTCATACTATAGGGGACATTTGGAGGTTACTAACAATATCACCCACCATAATACTCTTCTGCCATGGGTGTGTCAGTGTATATTGTGGGCACCATTACTTGCTCACCAAACATTTGTGTAAAGAGGTCAGGTTCTAGTGATTCTTTATAGTCTCTCTCTAATTTTGCAATCTGTTGCTTACAAAATTCAACTGTAGATTGTGCTTCCCACATCTTCTGACGAAGATCAAATTGCAATTGATTTTTTTCTGTGAGTGTCATAAATTTGGATGCTTACACTATAGAAGACATTTAGAGGTAACTAACAATCTACTTGCTATATCCATGATTGAAGTTAGCATGAGCAAATTCAAATCTATTCACTAGTTTGTATGTGCCCCACACATTATCCATCACAAAACCTTCACCAAACCTGGTATAATCACCATTGGGAAGATAAGCATCAGGGGCATCAATAATGATGAAACTATCCATCAACTCCTCTTTCATCTCTATCACCAACTGATACAGATTAGCAAGTTGATTACATCCAAGGATTGCAGTCAGCACATCATCAGTCAAACTCTGACCAGACTTGATCAGTTTGTTGATACTTTGCTTGGCAAGACTTGCCTCCTTATCAGTCAAGAATGAGATAGCATCCTGATTGATAATAACTGGGTCATTGTCCACATATACTTTATCAACCACAGGTTGCACCCATTTGATGATACTGGAGTTGGTAAATGTTTCAGTTAGTGGTTTACACACAGCATTGCAAAATAGACCATCCTGAGTGAGATGAACTTGTGTATGTGGAGCAATAACAAGTTTCTGCTCAATCTTCTCAGGGAAGGCATATGTTAGTGTGTTTTGTGTCATCACATCAGTGCGACCAAAACCCAACCAATCACCCCAGTAAATGTTATCAGTTCTAGGCAAATACTTAAGGCAATGTGATAGAATATCCACCACTTCTACTTGATGACCAAAGTGTGCAAATATGTCATCATGTGTATAACATTTCTTGTCTTTTTTCTTGTTGAATGCACTTTTGGTGCATACAAAAAACCTGCCATTGTTAGGATTAGTGCCCCAAACTAGAGACATTCCATCCATCTTCATGCTCACATGTGAAGTGGTAGATAACGCATCAAAGAATGACAGATCACCAGTCAAAATAGAATCTTCTGGGTGTTCAATGTGAGTTTTTGTCATAATGATTCAATGATAGTTTGTCTTGCCTGATAAGCAGTGAATTGATTGGAGAAAGTTGCAATCTTTTGCATATCTTCCTTCCAATACAATGCCCACTTATGTGAACCCCACACCCCTTTGACTAGGATAGGGTTGTCAATGCCAAGGGGATAAGGTTTCATGGTTTGGATGCTTACACTATAGGGGACATTTAGAGGTAACTAACAATCTACTCTTGATCATCTGGATATTGAACACATCTGATTGCTAGTCCTTGCTCCCCACTATCAGGATGTGTGCATTTTTTAATTGTAAATTTATATCCTTCACACACTAATTTTGCAGGTGGTTGAGGTCTACTGTCATTTTTAATAGCAATTTCAGATCTTTCAGTATTGTTAAGAAAATACCATTTATTGCTGTTAATTACATTGTCCCAATTAACAAGAGAAGGGCGACCCCTCTTTTCATTGAATTGCAATTCACCATCATCAAAAAAATTGTTTTCTTCAGTGAAGTCCATGTGCTTGTGTTGTGTTACTATAGGGGACATTTAGTGGTTACTAACAATCTTCCTCATTATTACCTGATGAATAGTATTCATTCTCAGTAACAATATCAGTGAAGGTATCACCTTCCTTATTGTATATGAGGTACAATGTCTCATCAGACCCCTCTACATGCCACTCAGAGTGCAATGAAATCATGTTTAGGGCATGATACCTTACTTGCTTCCTTTTCTTTGCTTTCTTATACTTTTTGCATATTTTCTCCATCTGATCCTCATATTGGGTCAGACATTCACCAGCAAGATATTCACAGCGTGCATGATTGTAGACAAAAGTCTCATCCTCACACTGGATTGGTTGATCAAAAATTTTATCAAATTTCATGCTCAGTCCTCACTTTGTTCTTTAGATTTGCCAGCATTAGATGGTCCTACCCAGACCATATCATTCTCTTTCCAATACTGAATAAATGCTTTCCTAAGCATCACCAACTCATCATATCGTGCCTGTTGTTCATTAGTCAAGTAGAAGTTTTGTGCCCTCCAGGTTTTCTGAAGAGACTGCATTTCCTTGAGGACAGTAGAAGAATTGTTCATGATAATGTGTTAATTAGTGATCAGGCGAAAGTGTAACCATTGTCAAATTCAACAGTCTTGAATACATTCTGACCATTGATTTTGCCAACAAAATGTCTGATATACCAGACAAAATCTGATTGGAAAACACCCTCACCAGCAATACAAAACTCACTGCAAAGTGCATTAAGTCTTGATTTTGTGGTGTTAGATTGCCAACCACCATCATAGATTGTCATTGAATCTTCATCAATAGTGGCAATATGATTGCCATGAAGATATACTTTGGAAGTCATATCTTCAGTGATAACTGATGTGTTGCCAGATGTCCAGTTCTTGTTACTTTGAACTGCTGCACACATTTGGGATTCAATTTTTCTCATGGTTGGTTGGATGCTTACACTATAGGGGACATTTAGAGGTAACTAACATTATTACATACAAAATTGCCTGACTTTCTTAGAGATATTGGCAGCAGGTATGAACTCAGCAACAACATATGCCTCAACTTCTTCCATTGCAACTTTATCTGTCATGCCTCTTTTAATCTGCTCCTTATACACTTTGGACACATAATCATCCAGACCTTTGGTAAACTCATCCCAGTCTTTACTATTAAACAGCATGTCCATTCTGCCATCTGCTATAGTTCCAGAGATACAATCTTGGATGACATGATGTGCTTCATGGCGCAGAGTATCATAATCATTAGGGGTCCATTCTACTGCCACACCATCACTAACTCCATTGTCTTGACATATAGCAAGGAGAGCAGAAAATGGTGAATAAGATCCACCTCCCTCACGTCCTGGTGGACAATGAATGGGATTATTGATGGTGACAGTAACACCAACCTCAGTCAATGTGTTTGCCAGATTAACATGATCCTGATGATTTGTGTCTGATGCCAATGTTGGTGCAGACAGCAAACTAGCAGCAAATGCTGTTGCTAAAACAACAAACTTTTTCATTTTGATTGATACCACTTGATGATTGATTCTAGTTGCTCAGCAGCAGTTTTGCAAGCAGAACGTGAATACCCTGCTGCAAAAGGATAACCCTTGTCAGGATCATCAATTGCCTCATAATTGACATTGACTGAATCTCTCAGTCCATCAATTACCACTTGAAGTTGTGTTTCTAATTGCATTTTAGTTTGAGTTTGAGTGATTTAAGAGATTGTTTGCGTGCCTTAAGCACACCCTTACAGATACCTTTGGTTTTTTTATCTTTTTTTGAGTGATGTTTCCAGTTAGGTATTTTCATACTAATTCCTGTTGATGTAACATAAGTTGCTCTTCTGTAACCTCATCAACACACTCCTGAATCACAGTGTAAATGTAATCAATGTTCCCAACTTCATCGAAAATACGTTCAATGACTTCAGGATCTTCTACATTAGTGTTCCAATCAATCTCACCATCTTCATCCTTCAAATGACAATCATTTTTGGTGTAAATCCACGCTGCACATTCTGCATCTGGTCCCTGATCTGCAATCAGGTTGTTGACACGTTCTTG